AGTGAGTTCGCTATAAAACCCATTTATAGTGAGTTCGCTATAAAACTATTTTAAAATTGGTTGCTCAAAAACGTGTGCCCAAAGGATATATAAGGTGTAGCCGACTAAAAGAATAGCCTATACTAAAGCATCCTTTAATAAGAATATCCTTATTAAACACTAAGCCCATACTTAGCTATAAAGTACGCATCAACAATATCACTAACAGGGCTAATAACATTACTTGACCTAGGAGTAAGGTCCGAGCGTAAATCCACACCAGGGTTCTCCTTAACAAATGCTTCATACATCTTCTCCTTGTTCGCATTCCCCTTTCCTGTCGCAAACTTTTTAATTACTGTCGGGGGAATAATATCAAACTCCAGCTTCTCATCCCATAAATTATATTTAAGAATTGCTGTATTTTCTGCAATATGAAATACCTTCCCAGTAGAGCCATATGAATAACCTTCTAAGAATGCTTTATCAACTTTATGAATAGACGTAAGAATATCTAATGCCCAGGTAGCAATATCATCATATCGGTCTTCATCTGATTTCCATTGACCATGATTCTCTCCCCAAAGTCTACCTTCATGAAACTTATCATATTTTTTGAGATTAGATCTAAAATAATGATAGGTAGTCTCGAATGAGAATTTTCCCTTTTGAGTATCATGTATGCATATGGCTGGGCATGATAAAGAATAGTCAATTCCTGCAATTATCATAACTTATCTTCCCTCACATTATAGTCGCCACAAAATGGACAATAGTGTGAATTCTCATGTAGAAAATCTTCGCCTAATAAAATACTATATTGAGCTTCACAATTTCTACAGTCAAGAATTTCTACTGACAATTCTTCTTCTGGTATAACTTCCATTTATATCTCACATCCCGTTGCAGCACTACACGCCAATTCTTGAGAACCTATAGTTTGATCGCTAGATTCATAATTAGCCAAGAGCATCCAATCTACATCTGTTGGCATATTATTTTTTGCGGCTGTGTAGTCCTTTCTGTCACAATCCGTATAGGGTGCTTGTTTGTATATATGATTTGTGAATGGTAGAAAAGACACTCCGCTCATCTCATCGAAATGCTCATATACCCATGCCCCGACTTTGATCCATTCATCTTCTTTTACCGATACGGTGCATGAAGGTTTATGTTCACACCAATGGCGTTGATATGTCAGCCAATGTTCTAGCTGCTCGATGGCTGTCAAGTCAGTTCTAAATATAGCTTCTTGTGGTGCTTCCATTGGGAACGAAAAAACATAGTTGTGGTCGGGTTGCATAACATCATCTTCTACTGGAAATCCAGCTTCGACCATCATCTTGGCCAAAGGATCTTTTTTGTCAGCACGAATAGTGCGTATGTAGTGAGGATTATGGCGAGCATGTATACCACTAGAAGCATCAACAAGCTGTGATACAGTTCCCGAAGGCTTGACACAAGTGATTGCAACCGATTGATTAATGCCGAGCTTTTTAGCCCAGTCTTTATTTGTTTCAATTGCAATTGACTTGAGTTCTTCAAGCCGCTTAGGCAAGCCATCTTTCTTTCCATTCGTTAATACATTATCCATGATTCCAGTAAGACTCACACCAAGCAATCTCTCCTCTTCACAGTTTTTCCCCCACCCACTACCTATATATCTAAAATTCATGAGTGTAGCCTGAATTGTACCTAAAATAGTTGCGCGACGAACCTTATCTCTAAGAATAGCCATTGTATCTTTGGGTCGAATTACAACTTCAGAAAGGTTGCAGAATTCCTTTGACCGAAGAACAATCTCGGAACAAGGATTCGTACCAAATTCATGTTCAGGATCACGGCGACCACTTTTCGCTGCTTGCTCTTGACATGCAATTCGAGAGAAAATTCCTCGCTCTCCGCTTTTGCTATCATATAATGAAAGCCATTCGGCCATGAAGATCCCAATATCAGGCTTCTCTGTATATGCAGCAGAGTTATTAGAAAGAGCCCGCTGTGATTCTGTACCCTGCCATTGCCCACTCTTTGCATGGCGCATTCGTTCATCGGATAGATTAGAAAGTGAAAGAAGTGCAGAGCGTCGAACCCCGCCGACCACGACAATCTCTGCAATCTTACAAACCAAGTCATGGCATTCTAATGAAGTTAGCCTTCGCCCTGCTGCACCCGAGAAAATACGAACAGCAAAATGGAACAGATCATCAAGAGGCTGTGGACCAGAAGCTCTTCCTCCGAATGTTTTCAAAGGCGCACCTGCTGGTCGAATACGAGAAAGATCCCAGGTCGGAATCTGCCCACTATAGAGCATAGCCACCAATTCTTTGAGGGCTTTTGCCCAACCTAATTTGCTGTCGGGCACAATGATAGAAGTGTCTGTTGGATGAAATTCTTCTGCGACGAGGGGAAGCTGATTTACAGCCTGACGTTCTACAGAAAATCCAACGCCGGTGCCATTCATTAGAATATAAAGAATCTCGTCAAATGCGCGAGGAGAATCAACAGCAACATATGAACAATTATAGCCAGCAATATTCTCACGCGCCAGGGCTTCACCAGCCGTCATTAGACAACGCATAGATGGCATTACTTCAAGTTTTAATACTGCCTGTTCTAATTCTTCTCGTTCATTCTTTGTGAGCTTACCTTTTGTAAACTCTTTAAGATGCCATTCAAAAAAATCGAAATATCTTGTTACCGTTTCATCCCAAGTTTCTCGTCTACTCTCTTCGGGCAGCCAACGCGCATATCTTGACAGATGGATATACTGCTGATATGTTGTGGGGAGTGTATTATACTTTACTGCTGCTACTTCTACTGCCGATGCTGTCGTTGTCATTATGTTTAGGTTCTCCTCTTAAATATTTCCAAGACACAGGAAAAATATTTTGTGCCTTCTCTGAAATTTTATTTGCAATATACCGCGTTTCTTTTTGCGTATCCTTAGCGCATCTGAGATTACAGACCCGCGCAAAGGCATATAAACTTCCAGTCCAATACCACTCAGTAAATGAACTAAGGGGAAGAACCATTCTAGCCTGCTCGGCACATACACCCGCATCTAACATCTGTTTATATAGACTATTCGCTTTCATATATAGCAACATTACATTGTCTTCAATATGTCCCTTTTCATTTAAATGTTCAATCTTATCAGACTCGGAAGAACCTTGTTTTGCATTCTCTGGATTAGCTCGCCATGATTCTGGCATAAAAAACTCAGCCTCGTCTTTGACATACCTCCGACTAACTTCATTCCAAGTAAGACCGACCTGATGTTTTACTAACTGGCGGGCTACAAAAATAGGAGCTTTAATTCTAAACTGTAGAGTACAATGACCGAAAGGAGTCCAATGATTATGGCGAGCCAAGTATTTGATTAATTTCTCGTCTCCCTTTTTAAATTCCCCACTCTGCTTATTGAAACTGACTCTGGCTGCATTGACTACAGTAAGATCAGATCCCATATGGTCAACTAATTCAACATTCATATCATCCATTAGCATTTTTTCCATCCATTCAATTTAAATTTGGCTTGTAGTCCTATGAATTTATTCCTATTTATCACGCCTTCAACTTCTTCGGCGGACCGTCCTGCAAGCACCATGTCGTTAATATCTTTTTCTAAAATATTTTCTGGCCAGATACAAATAGCCCATCCAGCCTTAATTATCTTAGCCATTAGGTTTACTATTTCTTTGTTTCTCGGTTCGTTATCAAAGACAATCGTTGTAGTATCTTTCTCGACCAACCCATCAAGCCGGCTAAAGTCAGAACCGCCCACAGCGATAGCATTCCGAAGAAAAAGCGAATCAAGGGCTCCCTCAACCACGATAGTTGATTTTCGTCCATTCCATTTCTCCAATCCAAAAATTAAAGGTTGATTTTCGGCATTGAATTTCAATGCAAGATAGCGCAACCCTTTGTCGTCGTCAAGGGCTCTGCCTGTCAGCCCTGTCATATTTCCCTCTATATCACAGAACGGCAATAACAATCTTTCGCAATGCCCTGTAATTCTATCTTTATACTTAGGGGATAATAATTCTAGCTTTTCTTCGTCGTCGATATAATACAATCCCCTCGTCGAGTCGGAGGGGAGTTTTCGGTTTTTGACAAACTGGTTAGCCACATGATCGTCTGGTAAAGTTGATAAACGAAAAGCCCCAATACTTGCAAGCAATTTCCCTGGGGAATGCTTTGCGAATACCGGGGCATCGAATTGAAATTCTGGTTTTGAATCATCAGGTGTTTTAGGAGAGCTTACACCTGACTTGTATCGTTCCATTATATATTGCCCATATAGCGTAGAGTCAATATGCTTAATGAGATTGCCTAATGAACGACTGTCGCCGCAGTTGTGGCATTTGTAGATCAGAGATTCTTTTTTGCGAAACACATAACCGCGGGCTTTGTATTTGTTCTTTTCGGAATCGCCACACACGGGGCACCGAAAATTGTATAACTCGTCGGACTTCTGTTTGAAGTGTTCCAACTGTGAAGAAAGAAGGCGAATATATTTGTGGTCAATGTAAATCATAATGAATAAAGTATAGCAGACCTATACGGAAATAGCAATAGTTATTTTATGCCTAAGGACTCTCTTACCTGGGCACGAAAGGTTGACTGCTCAACATCTAATTCATGAAGTGTGCCACGCAATTCTCTAAGTTCTCTATTGAGTGCGGCATCTGCATTTTTAGATTCTATTTCGACTCTTTCCAGATCGCGGGATGATGCTCGGGTAGAGGCAAATGCCCAAACACCAAGAACCGCGGCTGTGATAATCCCGACTAAAATCTGCCTTAGAATACCGCTATTTCCATTTGCAGCAGTTCCGTATAAATCGTTGCCCATTTTTAATCCTCGCAATCGTCCTTTAAATATGCATCAAGAGCCTCGCAATGCCTTTGCTGCTCACCCAATTGGTATTCTAAATCTACAATGTCAATCTCACCTGCATTTTGGAGTTCTAGTAACATCTCCAAATCAATAATTGCATCGTTATTCCATCTTGGGCAGGCAGGCGGTTCTAAATTAGAAACTCCTGATGTAGCACAACCCGCTCCGCTAAGGAGCTGTATTGCCACGATTACGAATACTGTCAATAAGAGCCTTACCCTTTTTGATGGACCGTGACATAATTTCATCGGCCCGTTTTTTTCGTTTTGCATTTTCTTCGTATATTTCATTCTCAGTCTCAGCCTCGCCTCGTTTATATGATTCTCTCATTCGCATCCATGTTGTTATGACACCAGTAATGAGATTGGACAAAAAAGTAGCCACAATTTTAGCAACCGTACTGATAAGGGACATCAGAATTGTACTCCTGACTTTCCTTTAGGCAACTTCAAATATGTTATTGAACCAGTTGCACTATCTTGAATCATAATGCCTTTGGCTGGATATGTTCTTGCATACTCACGAATTTCCATGGCAATTTCATCATCACCGACAAACTTAGAAAACCTTTCGTAGCGCAACTTTGCTCGCGTGCAGTTATTATATCTAGACGAATCAATCTCAAAAACTTCACATCCAGCAAACTTTTTTCTACGAATTAACTTTGATTTTCCACGACGGACTGGCGGATCATCACCGGCGGGGTCTGTACCTGCAATGTTCCCGGCTCCAACTGAATTTGCGGCAACCTCTTCACGCATGGATTTAAATCGTCTTAACATATTATATTTCCCTTAGTTTATTTGCAACATCAAAGTTTACCGATATATCAGAACTTCTAATAATTTCCCCCCTAATCGAAGGTAATGTATCAGGCATCGCACTCAAAAATACCATAAAGGTTTTCAAAGTAGACCAAAATGGCCGATCAATCTTAAAGAATAATATCCTTGCAGCCACAGGAGGAGTAAAAACATTGCAAATCAAATTCAAATGGTTTAGTATCAATCGGTCTTTCAACTCACCAGTGTTCTCATAACGATTCAACAGACGTTTAATATACTTGAATGTTTTCATATCATCGTTATATTCATCCAAGTCTGCACATTGAGGATTTTCATACATCTTCATCATGTACAGATCAATATTTTTATCGGTCAAATCATCAAACATCTATCACCAATTCATATTAAAAATTATTATTAGGTAGGCTTAACTTGCTTTCTCCCTGCATCTACGGCTAATGTCAAACTTGCTCCCGCTTGAGCAGAAGCAATACCGTGTGATGAAACATTGGCTACTCGGAACAACTCTGGATAAGGTGTGTTTGCACTTCGACCGTAACCAGTATTGGCTTGCATACCATGAATAGTACCACCATTAAGAGCAATAAAGGTCTTGGAATCTACCATTGATAAAAATTCAGCCTGAGTCTTACTAGCCGGAGTTCCTATTTCAGCAAACGTAAGTTTATTTGTATTATTTCCTGATACACAATCTAATGTAAGACCACCTGCGCCGGCCACAGCTATTTGAGGCACACCAGTTACCGCTACTGATTCAGAATATGTCACAATAACACCAACTCTAGCAGCCTCTACCGTACCGATAGGATATGCAACTGGACTATCAGACACCGTATTGGCTTCACGCCATCGAATGTCTACGATTTGCGGACCGCCAGCATCGACCTGAACTTCTCCAAGGACTGTGCCATATGCAAGTGTATTTGCAAGGCCACCCTGTGCAACCACAACTTCTCGTTTGGTTCTAGATACACCTTGGCCGTCGGTATAGCGCACCACGCGCTCCCAACCTCGGTCAGTAGCCTCTAAATTTTCACCCGCAATTGGATGATTTGGTCGCCTATAAATTACATTATTTGCGACATTGCCCCCGCTGCCTTGGGCAGCAGTTGATAAATCACGATACCAATTGGGCTGTGTATTCCCCTGAAATCTTTGGGACCCCCAGAGGGTACCCTGTACTGATTCGTCTGCCATTTTAATTTACTCCTTAATGTATACCTAAAACTATCTAAAAATAGTTATGATGTCTACCCGTTATTTATCCATTTGGGTTACTTGAAGCCCAATTTCTTTAATTTTGAGATTGTGCTAGATGCACTCGTATGAACAATCCCTGTGCCGCCCTGGCTTTTAAATTCGTCAATATTCTTTGCATAATCATCAATGAGTATTGCTGGTCTTCCTTGATATGTCACATAGTCTTTCTTCTGGTCACGAAAAACCAAATGAGTTTTTGCAGGAGAAAGTTTTAAGTTTCGGGCGACCCATACCGCCTTTCCCTTTTTACTGAACCCTTTTGGGTCATTTCTGGGCTTTCGATATGCAGACAATACATGAACTTCATGGTTTTTAAGAAACCCCCATAGCTTTTTTCCGTCTCTCATCCAAGGCAAACCTGCCCAAAATCTTGGGCCCGCGTCTGTAATCATATTATGTAATGTCTGATTTGACACCTCTTGAGGAACATTACCCGTCTTGTCGGCCATGGATTTTCCCCTGGCTTTCCATGTATTAAAATCGTACCCTCCCGTCAAACCTTCGACACCTTTATTTAGATCCACTAGTACACCATCCAAGTCAACCATAATGATGGGTTGTTGGTCCTCTTGTGTAGCCTCGTGTACTAGTTGTCTATAAGATTTCATTACGGCTTAAAATAACTACCCTTCTCTAACATATCATCGACTTCGGCATCAGGTACAACAAAATTGTCAGCACTATACTTATCATAGTCTAGTGCATCTTCAAATTCCCCAGACTGTCCTGGAGTGGCATCCTTGTATTCCTGTGTTGCCTCATCAGAACCAACCCCGTGACGACCCTCTTCAATTCGGATATTCTTCTTCAGAGCATCCTTGATGACTTCAATGATTCGTTCATTACGGGAATGAGCCTGTTCTTCCATGTCAGGATTAATCTCAATCTTTTCGCCATTGCCATTACCGTTGCCATTCTTCTTCTTTCCCTTTCTTTTAGAAATCTTCTTGTCAACAGTCTGTCGGCGATTATGTAGATACTCGTCAGACTCATCTTCGTCGCCATCGTTGTCAATGTCTTGGTCTTCGCGATCCTTCCACTTCTTCTTTAGGGACTTCTTGTCAACTGCATCTAATCCAGCTTCATCCAAAAGGCGGTCAAGTAGAAGATGATCTAATACCAATTCTTCGACTTCTTCATATCGTGTCCCACGAGATGGGTACTGGCCTCCCCGTGTGGCGCCGCCAACGCGGGTAGCATCTACATGCCCCGTCGCACGATTTTTTGCTTTGTGCGCTGTGACAGCAGGAGATTTCCCTGTTGACGTTGCACCCTTTGTCTTGACGCCTCGTCTCAATGGATGTGCGTTTCGCCTTTGTTTTTCGGCTTTCGGGGATTCAAGATGCCCACCTTCTGATGCTCGTTTACCTGCCGCACCTACTGTATGTGAATACTTTGCTGGTTTGCCTTCCGGTCCACCACCATGCTGTCTGCCTCGGTATCTCTTCAACTGATCTGAAGAAATTTTCGCCCATTTCTTGGCTCGCTTCCCTCGTTGTGCCTCGACTCCTGCGTCATGTGTCTTTTGCTTAGGCCCTCGGTCGTCATAATTACCGCGTTCCTTTGACCAACTCTTTTCCGGAGTCTTGCCACTAGGTCCTTTTTCCCGACCTAGTCTTTCGCTTTTACTCTTGCGTCCAAATTGGGCTTTCGCTGGGTGATAAACCTGGGCGTCACCAGTCTGCCCTGAACCTCGTTTTGCAAAGTTTGTTGCGACTTCTTCTAGAGATTCGTCATACCATTCTTCATTCTTTGTCTTCGGTACGTTCACAGGCTTTCCTTCTGACTTGCGAAGCTCATAGTCATACATCTTATCAGAGACCTTGCCGCTCTTGCGCTTTCCGCGAACACGCTCGCGATGTTGATCTTTGCGGCGCCGAATAATCTCAGCCTGGCTCATTTCTGATTCGTCTACCTTCTTGGACTTGCCGGGAGCATCATACTGCTTGTTGAGGCGCTTGTTGCCCGCGCGCCATTTCTTGCGATTCTTTTCAGCTTGCCTGCGAGATTCAGCCTCGTCATACTCTGGGGCCAGTTTGTCTCCGCGATGAGAATCCAGTCGGCTTTCATCAACTTCATACTCTTCATTGCTTTCAACCCTCTTAATTCCTCTTTCTCTGTTGCGCCTTCGTGTCGCCAATTTAACGTAATCCGACACAGCAGTACCTTGACTTTTCTGGGTGGAGGTCGGCCCGTATTTTATGTCATCTTGTGTTCTGCTAAGGCTTTGCTTTGATTTCTCCAAATAACGTCTTTTTGCGTCGGGATTATCCAAAATTTCTCCAAGAGTCTCTTCATTCGTACTGGCCGATTGATTCCAAGGTGGTGTATTGTATTGTTGTCTACTTACTGCTGCCCACCCCTTATTTATTTCATAGTACCAAAAGGTATCAGTTTCAATTACTTTGAAATTACCTCGTGGGGTTTTAACAGATTTATTACCACCTCTAGTTAAGTTTTTTGTTACTGGCACACCATCTTCCCATTTCTTGTTAGTGAATTGCGCTTTCAATGATCCACCGTTACCTGTAGCCGTATAAACTTTCGCTTTCCTACCTTCACCACGCATTTCCTTTACAAATGATGTAACTGCATCTTCCTTTAGGTCGACCTCTTCATTCGTACTATGGGGAATAAGATGCTTACCATGTGCCGTTGCTGCACCCAGTCGATACTTAATGTGTTTCACATCTAGACCCACCGGCTGGACATTATACTTACCGTTGCCGTGATCGTGAATTATCTTATGCTTTATGCCTTTGTGTGGACCCTTTGATGCAATAACCGTATCGCCTACCTTATGGGCTGTTGCCGCTTCGTCAATATCATAGTCCTCGCCATGCATCTTCTTTTCAGCCTTGCGGCCTCGCTCTCCACCACCCTTCGGATTTTTACTCTTCAGCGTCATCTTCCCTTTGGCACTACCACGCGCAGCACGAGGAGGGAGCTTTTCAATCTTTCCACCACGCTTGACAAAACCAGATACCGTATCTTCTTCTTCATCAAGTTCAGGATCATATTCTTCGTCTGTTGGATCCCAGCCCTTTGCTAGTCTTGAACCCTTCTTCAACTTCACCGGTTTGGCCCATCGCTTCGCTCTTTCCTTGGCTGCCTTTTCTTCTGCTGGGGTTCGCTTGAGCCCCCCGGACTTCACCCTCGGTCTGGTGCCATCGGCATCTTCTTCATTCAACAGCTTTTCATTGTAGAGCGCAACGCTAGGACCATGGTCAAGCTGAACTTCCGAACGCCCAGTATTTTGAAAGCCAGAAATCGTTCCTGTTCTTCCTGCATATGGTCCTTCTTGAACCGTAACCCCGTCGCCAACCAAAAGCTCATTACCAGTTGAGTCTATTTGCTCTCCTGAAGTAACGTCCTTGACTGCTGCCAGCAGCGAATCTGAAACTAGTTTTTTACCAAACATATTATTTACTCCTTATCTTTACTAAAATGTCTATTGTGCATTTTCCAAGCTGTTGCATAGAGAACTTCTTTCCAGTCCTCTCCATATCTTTCTTGAAACCCTGCCTTATTTTTCTTAATGAATCTCTCTGCTTTTCCTGAAGGAGGAGATTCTTCGTCAACAAAAGACACTTCTTCTCCCCTAATTCTAGACTTCTTGGCTATATGTCGTTGCCTTAAAGTTTTTAGTGTCTGCTTGTGCCTTCTAATTTTATTATCAAGTTTTGTGTCATGTCTATCATCGGCAGCATCTATTCGGCCATCTACATCCTCGGTAGTAGTGGTGTCTTTTTCTTTCTTCGCCTTTTCTCGATCTTTGATTATACCAACATGCCTTGATGTTGGCCGTTGATACCTATTAGCCCCAGGTTCAAATGCTCCGGGATCATCTTTCTTAATCTGAGTTTCAGCCTTCTTCGTTAATAATCTTTGGGCTGGAGTGAGGCGTCGAGCTTCTTTCAGCTTCTTTTTCTTCTTCGTTTCGGCCGCCTCTCGCTCGCGGTCGACTCTTTTACGCATCTGTTCTTTTGTTGGAGGACCAGTCTTTCGCGCCATGCTAGCCTGCTGCCTATTTGATGCGCGGCGCATGTATGGATTTTCTATGTTCTCGTCAACACGACGACCCTCTTTGATGACTTTATACTTCTCATTGGTTACAGTAAACTCACCATGCTTTTTGTTGTAGGCAACAAGATTTCCTCCATCAACACCAACCAACTCTGCGGTCTGACCCTTGAGAGGAAAATCATAGTCATTAGTATCACCAGTTCCCTTGGTGAATTTTACCGTCTGCCCTTCGTCCACACAACCCTGCCCAGGAGTATCTTTCGTATACTTCTTGCGTAGTTTGCTTGTGGCCTCATCGCCTGCGCCATGCTCTTCTGAGGCGAACATTTCAAATCGTTCGTCCATGTCATAAGCCTCAGACTCGAAAGATTCGTTAATGTCATACTCTTCGTTCTTCTCCCAGTCAACTTTACTTCGCCAACCCCCAGGTTTACTGGAAGAAGAATCGGTGTCATCGGCAGCTTGTTGTTGTTGCTGTTGTGACTTTGCGGCCTCTTTCTTCTTTTTCTTTTGGTTTCGTCTCCAAAGCACAAAAGCCGCTCCGGCTAAGGCAACCTTTCCAACCTTACCCAACTCATCAAGAAATTCTTCGTCTAGTTCGGTAACATCTTCGTTCATTCGATCAACATGACTTTCCCATAAATCATTATCGTCAACTTTCTGAGCCTTGCCTCCGGCAATGAACGAATTTATTCTTGTATATGCCCATTGGTCAGGAGTAGTGGTTTCTTTCTTAGTACAATCATTATTCCAAGAGTGTAATCCTCGAACATATACTTCAGATAAAATGTCATAAGGAATTTCAGACTTCCATGCCTTGTTGACCAATCCTTCAATTAAAGAGTCTTCGGCTGACGACTGAACAAGTCCTTCTCGGACATCACCATCGAAACGACTAATCTTACCACCATGCTTCATTACCAGATCAACAACCCTGGCTTCAGAACCATACTGAGGAGTGTCATGCCCAGAATATCGGTTCATTCTATCGACTTGCTTTATTAATGCATCGTCCGAACTCGTAGGAGCTTCCTGTCCTACACTAGACTTACGGACATGGAATTGAACTTCTGTTCCGTCTCCAGATTTCCAAGAAATATTAACCAAACCTGTTCGCTCAATGTCAGAAATAAACGAATCTGTATATTCTGATGAAGGAAATTTAGCCACAAAATTCATCTTCTCTGGATGATCGTCCGCAGTAGATAGTGGTGTTGTTTGATCTGCCTCTGTTAATTTATTTGATAATTCATGAAAATTCATGCCGTTTGTTCCTTCCCCGAATATGTCCTTACGGTGCAGTAGCAACAAAAATCTGTGATATAATATTTCGTCTGTTAATAGATATTCAAATACTCTATCAACTGTAGAAAATATTTTGTTTCTTAATAATGGATTTGATCCACTCTTTTCAAAATCTCTGAATGCTCGCTTGGTGAGAGGAATATCTCCTGTACCACCAGTGGCCAGACCAAATCGTAAAAGTCTGTTAAATCGCGGACCAATAACTCCGCCTTCGTCTTCGGTTAACATTTCAACATAGTCAAAAATGCCATCTTGTTCAAATCGCTCGTTTATCTTCATGCCTTTGCGAACGGCATTGTATAAAGGCTTGGCAATCTTTGCATTGGGTGCGCCCTTCTTGAAACTAACAAAGTCGCCCTTACTTGCAGCAGCACGCATTTTCGATGCACTCATTCCAGATACGTCTTCGGCATCAGGGTCACGATCTCCTGCACTCACCACATCAATTTTATCGAACGTATAGTCTTTCTTGTTGTATCTATTCAAGAGAGTCTTAAATTCATTGATTCGATCAGACCCAGCCAAGAGTGTCAGATTTTTATAGCCTTCTGCTTCAAGTTTTTGTACAGCCTTGATTAACGTATTAATCCCCTCATCCGAAGAGATTTTCCTGGCGTGACGCGGAAACATCTTCCGCATGAACCGGACCTTCTCTTTGAAAGTGA